CAAACCACAGGATATTGGCAAAAATCATTTGATGAATTACTAAATGAGTTCAACAATCAAAGATTTAAATTTAATTTACCAACAGGAGTTACTGATGTATGGGATTTTATACCTGACAAAATAAGGTATGGGCATAAAACACAAAAACCGATGGATATCACAGATAGAATAATTAAAGCTTCTAGTAATGAAAGTGACTTAGTATACATCCCATTTGCAGGTTCAGGGAGTGAAATAGTGTCCTGTATTAAAAATAATAGAGATTATATAGCAACAGAAATAAATAACAAATACATACAAGAGATTATCTTACCAAGGATAAATAATATTGCGTAAATTTACCTTGCTCATACTCTACCATGCTCAGTTTTACTCGTTATTTCAAAGGTATAAAGTCGATAAAATATCCGTTTTATTCTATTATTAGAAAGGACAATCTTTTGGTAAATAAAAAGGAGATAAAAAATGTTTGAATTTCTATTCAAGAAACTTACCAAAAATCATGATGAAATTCCATTATTCTATATTACATTCAATCTTAATAAATACAGAAAATATGGTGCATCAAACTCATGCGAGTTAAAAGTGCATCCTAATTTGGGGAATGATGAACACATTAAGAAAACATTAAATGATTTAGTTGATCATATTAGAAGAACACAAAATATGGAGAATCTTATTAAGTGAAAAGGAAAGGCGATAAATAAATGCCAGAAAAATACTTGTGGAAATTCTATTGGGATTGTGGCAGAAATGGAGACTTGGAAGGAATGTTTGTTGCTACAGAACAAGAAGTTCAAAATGTAATTGGCAAACATGCAAACTTTGGAGAGGTATTAGGCAAACACAGTGAAATTTATGGCACAATCGAAGAGAATGAGATTGAAAAAGTTGATTTAGATTCTAAAACTGTTGAGAAAGTAAGTTTTATTTTAGGGGAGACTTGGAGTGGATACAATCCTCTTAATTATGTGCATTATGATTGTATCAGATGTGGAAGAAGTTATTTACCAGATGATTTATATGAGGCAACTGAAGGGGATGTTTGTTGGAATTGTTTGACTGAGGATGAAAAAGAAACAATTGAATAAATTGTATGAAAAGATATTTTCATCGTAGACTTGAATAAGATATAATTATTTGACACGCTCTAAGTAATATGTTATACTATTGTTAGGGAAATTTTACAAGAAAGGAGATGAAAATCAATATGACTAATTTTGTAGTTGGACGCTCAGAAGGAGTTGCTTATCCTAATAATAATCTTACATATAGACAATTCACTAAAGATAATTTGCCATTTGTTAAAAAGAGAGAAGATGTAAAAATGGTATTTATTGATGAAAAGGTAAAAGAAATTAAACAAGCTAAAAATGATGAAGATATTAAAGAAGTATTACGTGATGTTTATTATTGTACACAATATGATTCTAGCATAAGAGCAGAGTTTGATAATATGAAAATAGATAAATAATATCAAAGTACATTTGAAGTGAATCGAGGTGATTTATGAACTTTAATAGACCAAAAAATGAAACAGAAACACATTTTCTACTTAAAGAAATATCAAAATACATATTATTTGGTTGGGGCTATAATAAACTTGGTACTGAAGTTGGTGGTATGTGGGATTTAGATATTGGTAAAAAAAGAAAGGAAATTATAGATTGTGTAGGACTTAAAAAGATTTCAGATGGTAGAAGTAAGTATCACTATGATATGAAAGGCATTGAAGCTAAAGCTAGTTTAAGTGACTTCAAAAATGGATTTTGCTGTGCTCCTGCAATGACTTATATAATTGCTCCAATTAATGTTATTCCTATTAATTTAATACCTGAGAAAATTGGGTTCATAGAAGTTGATTTAGATATCTTTGAACTTAAAAAGTATTCTCAGAAGATTCCTGATATGAAAGGAGTTGAATTGGTTAAAAGAGCGAAGAGAAAAATTGATTCAAGATTTAAAACAGAAGAAGCATACAGGAAGTGGTGTCAAGAAAGTTTAGAAAGAATAGCTTACAGATGTAGTAATGAATTATTATTTTGGAGAAATTATATTCAATTTAGTAATTAATAAATAATGTTAAAGGAGATATATTAATAATGAATAAATCAGATTTAAACAGTTCGATGTTGTTTAAAATTAGAAATTTTGGCTTATGTGTATTGCTTGAAAGAAATAGTGATAATAATCTAGTATTTTATGATAAGGATAGAATTAAAAATGGTGATTCTGGAGGAGTATCTTCATTAAATGATTATGATAATAATTTAATGTTTAATCTTGGCTTTAACAGCAAGCAATTTGATATTATTGCTATTAAGCAATATGATAGTTGTACACAAGCTATTAATATGGTTTTAAACGACAAAGAACCTAAAAAATGGGATTGGATTGAAGAAGACAATCAAAATAATAGTCCAGAAGAAGAAGCAAATACCCCAATTATCAATAATATCACTATAAACATTACAGTTGATTCATCAAATAACGATCCTGAACAAATTCTAAAACAAATTAATGATGCTATTAAGAGAAATGGGATTTGTTGCCAACAGTAAAATCCGCATGTAGTAAGGGTTACAGGGTTTGCTAAATCTGATAAAAACGAAATTTCATGTGCTTTATATAAACTAAATATAATTATTTGACTTAGTTTCGAATATATAGTATACTTATTCTAATGTAAGCAATATATAATATTTCAGAAAGGATGATGTGTTATCAAGATAAAAGCATGGGGGAAGGTTCCTATCTGTCGAGCTTTGAGTCCACCTTTAATATATATTTAAAACATATATCTTATATCAATAAATAATAATATATTGGAGGAATTGATACATATGGCAAAACAAGAAGATAAGAAACAATTAAAAAAAGGACAATCATCATTTCAATTAATTGGAGAAGCTAAAATTACTGATTTTACATTTAAAATGAACGAAACTTCTCAAAAGTCTGACTGGGTATGGAATCAATTAAATCTAGGAGTAGATTGTGGTGGAGGAAATGTAATTTACGCTGATTTAATGGGTGGATATGGCTCGGAAAGAGATAACGTTCTTTATGTACATGGTAAAAAGGAAAATGATAATGGTAAATTGGTCGATGATTATACAAATCAATTTACTATTGCTTGGGAAGATAGATTTGATGAAGATATTCTTGAAACAATTGGAGAACAATGTTTCTTTACGGTAGGACTAGAAAAAGATAATAAAGGTAAAACATTTGCAAAGAAATTTTTATCTGCATATGATGCAATTGAATATATTGAAGAACACCTTGAATCAGGAATGGTAATTAATGTAAAAGGTAGTTTTAAATATTCTACATATAATGATTCAGTACAAACAAAAAAGGAAATCAAAAGTATTTTCTTGTCAAAGGTAGATGATTTATCGAAATATAAGGCTACATTCACTCAAACTATTCTCCTTGATAAAAATAGTGTTGGTAAGCTAGATAAAGAAAAAGCAATTTATCCTATCTATGCTAGAGTTATTGATTATGTAAAAGAGTACAATGGTAAAGAAGTAAAACAAAATATTACTTTTAATAAAACGTTTGAATTAGAAGTAGATAAAATAAAACCTGAAAATACTAAAAAGTTTATTGATAAGGTCTTAAAAGTTAAGAAAGATATTACCGAAGTTACTATCGAAGGCGATATTGTAGAAGGTCAATCTTTAGTTAATATTACTGAAGCGGATATTCCAGATGATATTATGGAACTTATTGAAATGGGTGCTTACACTATGGAAGACGCTATTAATAAGCTTGCCGTAGGTGGAAGTAAAGAAAAGAAAATGGTGATTCGTAGACCATCTATTAAAATGGTAGGTGAAGAAGATAATAAAAAGCCAGTTATTTTGAAAACAGAAGGACAATATAAAGAAGAAGATTTGTTTTTTGATTTTATGATTGAAAATGAAGAATCGGATGATGATTCCTCCGAAGATAATGTTGGAAGTGATACTTCGGGAGATGAAGAAGATACTTCATGGATGGACGCATTAGACGAAGATTAAGGTTCTAATACTTAGGAGGGGAAATAATCTTCTCCTAAGTATAAATAATTGTGATTATTATAATATTGAAAGAAGGAATTTTTTTGGCAGGAAGAAAATTTGGTAAGAAGAATGTTATTAAAGTAGACCCATTAGCTTATAATTTAGGATTAATTGGTGAATCAGGCATAGGGAAGGAACAACCTATTTCAGAACCAGTGTTATTGGAACATGGTTGGACTAATATGGGTGATATAAAAATTGGAGATAAAATTTACGGTCAAGATGGTAAGTTACATAATGTTATAGGTGTATATCCACAAGGTATAAAAGATGTTTATGAATTAACCTTTTCAGATGGAACTAAAACAAGATGTGGTCTTGAACATTTATGGCATGTGCATACAAAAAAACAAAGAGAGGCAATGAGAAATAATAATGATTACAGATATCAAGTTAAATCTTTAAAAGAATTGATGACGGATTATAAAAATGAAAATAAAAATTCATATAAATATTCAGTACCTATTAATTCTGAAATTGTATTTACAAAAGAAAAATTATTACCTCTTGATCCTTATGTGTTAGGATTATTATTAGGAGATGGAGGATTTACTGGAAATGTTACAACTTTTACTAATCCAGAAAAAGAATTATTTGAGCAATTAGAACAAAGATTAGAAAAATTAAAATTAAAATTACATTGTAGAAATTTTGAAAATCATCAACAAGCTACAATAATTAAAGATGATAATAATGATGAATCTTTTAATATTTTAAATACTATATTAATAAACTTAAAATTATTTGGTTGTGACTCAAGAAGAAAATTTATTCCAAAAGACTACATTTATTCATCCATTACAAATAGAATTGAACTTCTTAGTGGAATAATTAATACTGATGGTCATGTACATAAAGGTGTTAGTATACAAATTTGTAGTTATTCTGAACAATTAGCTAAAGATATTGCAGAATTAGCTAGAAGTTTAGGATATATAGCCACATTTCAATTTTGGGATAGAACAGATAATAATAGTACTAAAAAATATGAAAAAGAAATTGAATATAGAGTTACTATTATTGGAGATTATTCTAAATTAACACTTTCTACAAAACACAGTAATAAATTAACAAGTAGATGTTACAATTATTGTAAATCTATTACTGATATACGATTAATTGGTCAAGAAGAATCACAATGTATTATGATAGATAATCCTCAACATTTATATATCACTAATAATTATATAGTTACACATAATACTACTCTTGCAAAAGAAGTATGTGAAAAACTTGTTGGTGATGATGGTTATATGATTTTTAATATTGGCAAAGAAGATGGTATCGATGCTATCGCAGGAGCTATTTATGAAGATATTCCAGATTGGGATACTTTTGAAGAAGTCACTGATGATATATTAGAAAATAAACTTACAGATTATAAGGATCTTAAAGTTATTATCTATGACACATTAGATGAATTATTTGAAATTGCTGAACCTGAAGTAATTAGATTACATAATAGAGAAAATCCTGAAAAACCAGTAAAATCAATTAAGGCTGCTTTTGGGGGTTATATGGCAGGAGAAGATAAAGCAGCA